CTATATGATGGGTTTAGTTATTAATAGTATATGTAAGGTAGCCATTAATAATCCCATCGAAAGCCATTTATATTACTACCTGTAATAAACAGCTATTTATAGCTTAATTTGGTCAAGGTAACCCATTCGGTGTCCTCTTTTAGAGTAATTACCTATAATTGACAAAGGATATAAAATCCTGAATAATGGATAGCTACCAGTTTCATTATTAACATTATATAATAATATTTCTTTATATCATTTAAGTCGGCATTTAAAATACGCACCGCTCTAAAAAATTAATACTTAATCCATTTTATAAGTTTGTTTTAATGAATCACTATATAAAATAGCAAAATTAGCATAATTACTTATGCGATAAATTAAATATGAACAATAAGATAAGCATAACATATCAATAAAACTATCAATGATAAATTTCTTTTTTATAGTTTCATCTTTATTTTCTAAATACCATATTTGTTTTTCAGTCCATTCTAGTGAATTTTCTGCAGTAGCTGAACGACAAAGGTCCGGAAGATAATTTACTCTAATATTAATATTTTCAAAATGTGATATTATTTTATATATAGATTCATAATTATCACTAGCAATTAAAATATTATCAATATTTGGATTTTCTTCTAAAACTTGATTGATTTTTTTTATGTAATCATCCAATGTTAATTTAGAATAAGTATGTAAAACATTCATATCAGTTAATCTAATATGTAAACCTAATGTATTTTCATTAATATCAAATTTATTTTTGAAATCCAATGCAATATCAATAATTTCTTGTTTTAATTTAAATTTTTTTATAGTTTCCCTTGCTAATTCATAATTAATTCTATAAATATGTGTTATATCTAAATAATTATTAAATAAATCATTTGGAAAATGTACCTCATAATTGTTTTCATCACTAATAAATTTTGATATATTAAATGAATCTGATATTGTAAATGATTTTAAATTATTATAAAATGCATATTCCATTGCAATCATCAATCCTAATGATAAAATAGAAAATATGCCTGCTTGATAATTAATTATAATATTTATTTCGTCCATTAATTTAGATTATGAATAAATTATAAACAAACCCATTCAGATAAAAAATAGTCTTGTATCATCTTATAATCTAAGCAAAATTTTTTATTTGTGATTACTATTTTATCATCATTTTTATTTAAATAACTACCCCACCAAGATAATGATGATGCTGACGATATATTGTTTTTTATTAGAGAAATTATCCAGATATCAATATGAGGTAATTCATTTGAATAAATTATTTCTAATTTTTTTTCCCAATCTTTTAATATTTTAGTAGCTAAAGGTTTATCATTAGTTAAAATTAATAAGGTTTTTATTTCTTTTTTCCTAATCATTTCTTCTATACAGTCATTATAATATGTGCGCATCTTATCAATTCCATCTTCACCACCTAAAAATGTTTCAACCCATCTTTTACCACCTCTGATATGTACTGAACAAGTTGTTTTTTGAGTTACTTGAGGATATTTTTCTGTTATATATTTGATATCATTCTCATTTGGTGAAAAATAATCAAGAATCAATTGTTTTTTATCATTAAAATTTTTATATCTTTCAAAATAACCTAATAATAATAATCTGTTTTTAAACGGATGGACAAAAATATCGTGACTTGCGTGGCAATTATATGGTTCCGGATTATCAATATATATTACATTGTTATAATCTGATAAATTTGTATCAATCAGTCTGAAAATGGAATTTTCTTTTTTAATTTGTTCATAATTAAAATATGTATTTAATGCCGGTACACATAATTTACTAGAATATGTATCTGCATATGCTAAAGCTGATGCTACCTGAAATAATATATTACCTAATCCAGAATCTACTCCGTGTTCATACCATTCACTTATTGGTTGATAATTGTTGTAACAAGATAATCCTAAAAAAATTTTATTTTCATTACTCATTAATTAATAATAATATTTTATTTTTATAATATCTTCGTTTTTATTCAAATTTATTATTTATAAAGATAATGAGGTCTAGTAGTGCAAGATTATTAACTGTTGTTAATAAAAATGGAAATAAACCAGTTAAACCAGCTGTAGAAGTGTATGTAAAATCAGAAGAAGAAATATTAAAAGAATTATTAGATAAATTAGTTAAAGAAAAACCGGATGTAATTTTAAATGAAAAAGAAGATGTTAAAGAAGATGTAAACAAAGATGAAGATTCAAATTTTAGTAAAGAAGAAGAAGATTCAAATTTAAGTAAAAAAGAAGATTCAAATCTAAGTAAAGAAGAAGATTCAAATCTAAGTAAAGAAGAAGATTCAAATTTAAGTAAAGAAGAAGATTCAAATCTAAGTAAAGAAGAAGATTCAAATTTGAGTAAAGAAGAACTTAACAAAGCAGATTTTATATTTGATAATATTGATAAAGCTTGTGAATTCGAGATTCAAAAATTCATTAAAGATTGTTGGCAAAAAAGTGTTATGTTAAAAAGAAATTTAGATGTAAACTTTATTAAATCAAAAATACCATTTAATGTATATCAATCTTATACTTCAAAAGAACTACCTGAAAAAATGGAATTAAATAATGCATTATTTAAAATAAGTAATCCTGAATTTAATTTTATTTTAGTTGATAGTGAAGAAAGAAGAAATTTTATTAAATCTAACTTTAAAGAAAATGTTTTGGATGCCTATGATAATTTAGAACCAGAAGAATTTAAAAATAATTTATGGGTCTATTGTAATTTATATTTGAATGGTGGTATTTATTTAGATATTAACTATGGTAATGTTAATAATTTTAAATTAAGTCAATTAGCTGATAAAAATTATTTTGTTGTAGATAAAAATAATACTTTATTAGCAATTGATACTCATTTAATTATTACTGAACCAAAGAATGGTTTATTTTTAAAAGTTATAGATAAATTAGTTGAAAATGTAACATCCTTAAATTATGGTGCAAATAAAGATAGTATAACTGGTTCAACATTAATTGCATCTACTTTATATAAAAATGAGAAAAATGTTAAAAAAATTGCCGATACATATGAACTTTCATATGTTGATAATTCTATTTTTAGAAAAGGAGAAGAAATTTTAACTTTATATAAGGAATATGTAAATGAAAACTTAATTTTAAATAAAGTTAATAAATTATGGTTAGATAAAATGATTTTTAAGAATGCCGAAACATACGACCCTTCAAAATTAGTAACATTAAATGATAGTAGAGAAAATAGCTCAACTTTCGATTTTGTAGAAAAAATATTTTATATGGATACTGTTAATGAAGAATTATTAAAAGATATTCCTATGAAAAAACTAATTGAATTAGATTCAAATAAAAATGCAAAAAATATGTTAAGAGCACTAAAATTAGCAATTGACAATAATTGGTCAAATGTAATGATATTAGATGATAAATTTTCTTGGGATAATTTCGATGAAAATCATCAATTATTAAAACAAATGACACAAGAAAATTATGATGTAATCGTTTTAGGTGGTAATGGAATTAAATTTAATAAAAGTAATAAAAAGATGATGCAAATGAATTTTTTGCACGGATTTTTAGTTAATAAACCATATTTACAAAAATTATATGATAATGTTAAAGAAGTTGTTGATAAATTAATGATGCCTAATAATAAAGTTAACATAACAACATATTCTAATATGAAAAAATTATTCAAAGACAATTGGTTAGCAATGCCTTCTTTAATGACTAAATAATAATTTTTATTTTAGTAATTTTATCTATATATATTAATATTATGGAAACAGATAAATTAGAAACAAAAATTATTATTTCAAATAATTCTGAAAACGATAATGAACAAAAAATTGTTTATAAAACTGTTGTTAGATTTGACGAAAAATCTCTAGAAAAAATGACAGAACAAGAAAGACCATTAGAAGATAAAACAACCCTAATTCCACATAGATCATTTTCTTGTATTAAGGAAATGATGAATAATAAATTTGGATATAAAGAAGGTAATTTGTCTACTACATTAGATATAATATCAATGTATTTAAGAGGTCAAAAAATTTTATATTTAGAAGCTAAAGCATACTGTGAATTTTATTTATACAGATTAATGATGCCTGCTATATTAATATCATCTTTATGTTCGGTAATAAGTGGAATATTTAATAACAATAATTATGCAGCTATGGCTATTTCTGGTGCCACTGCTTTTAATTCTTTTTTATTGAGCATAGTAAATTATTTAAAATTAGATGCTAGAGCAGAAGCACATAAAATGACAGCTTATTCTTTTGACCAATTAATATGTGAAACAGAATTTACATCAGGAAAAATTTTATTAAGTAATGCTAAATATAATGTTGAAAATAGAGAAAATCTAGTAAATAACGAAGATGATAAAGAAACAAAAAATACAATTTCACCTGAAAAAAAAGATAAAGCAAAGATATATGATTTAGCATATGTTCAAAAATTTTTAGAAGATATTGAAATTAAAGTTAAAGAAATAAAAGAAAAAAATCAGTTTTTAATTCCAGAAACTATTAGAAATAGATATCCATCAATTTATAATACAAATATATTTTCTATAGTTAAGAAAATTCAAATTGATGAAATGATAAAAATAAATGAATTGAAAGTTATATCAAATGAATTAACAGAATATGAAAATAAGATAATTAGAGGAGATAGAACTTCTAATAATTATCAAAATTTAAAAATTAAAGATCTTGAAAAAAATAAAAAAATTCAGGAGATATTAGATTTTAGAAAAAATATGATTGGAATTGATACTAAATTTAAAAATGAAATTGAATGTGAAAATAAAAAGAAATCAAAATGTTGTAAATTATTTTATTGAAATAAAAATTGAATACAAATCTATTTAAAAAGATATTAACTCTATAAATAGGTTATGAACGCTCACGATAATTATTTAGACTTTACCGATGATCAAATAGATGATTTGCTCTTTGGTATGAACTTAAACAAAAAAATAGAAACTAAAAAGAAGATGTGTAAATCTTGTAAAAGTGATAAATTAGTAGTAGATAATGTAAAAGGTTATGTAGTATGTCAGGATTGTGCGGTAATCAATCAAGAATTCTTAGATGAAAATCCCGAATTTACTAATGATGATGAAAATAATGGTAGCGGAGCATCTAGATATGGATGTCCTTCTAACTTTTTCTTTCCTAAATCGGCGTTAGGTACTAAAATTGCAACTAAGGGTTACAATAAAGTAAGTGCTTTACAAAGACAAGGCCAAATGCCATATAGGGAAAAAAGTTTATTAGAAGTTTTAGAAAGAATTCAATCTAAATGTAAAAAATATGGTGTGTCACAAACAATTATTGATTCTGCTAAAATATTATATAAAAAAGTAAGTGACAGTAAACACATTCGTGGTAAACGTAAAGGGAAAAATATGATTATGAGATGTATTAATAGACGTTCTATGATTGCTGCTTGTGTTTTTTATGCTTGTAAAATGCAAAAAGAACCAAGAAGTCCTAAAGAAATTGCTGATATTTACGATTTGGAAATTAAACATGTTCACCGTGGATGCCGTAAAATATTGGATTATATTGATTTGAACTCTACATTTTATCAGATTAGAAATTCTCAAGCTGCTGATTTTATTGAGAGATTAGCTAAAAAATTGGAAATTGATAAAAAATTTATTGATATTTCCAAAGATGTATGTAATAATATTCATAAATTAGATATTGCATCTACCCACGAACCACCGTCTGTTGCTGCTGGATGTATTTTACTAGTAGTAAATACATATAATTTATCAATTACAAAAAAACAAATTTCAGAGATATTTGATATTTCTGATGTTACAATTTCTAAAACATATAGAAAAATTTACCCTTATTATAAAATAATTTTAAATAATAAAGTAACTGATTTAGTTTTACAAAAAAAGAACTCAATGGTAAATCCTGATAAAGTTAGTGTATCTGAATCTAATTTAGTATTAAAAGAAAATTTAAAGAAGGAATTATTAGAAGATATAGGTACTGAAGAAACAACTGAAACAGACGATGAAACAGATGATGAAGAATGTGAAAGTGATAGTAGTGAAGTAGAATCTTTACCACCTACACCTAAGAAAACAAGTAAAGGAAAAGTTAAAAAGGAAATTATTCTATAAGCAAAATCAATAAAAAGGAAATTATTCTATAAACAATTATTTTATGAAACGTGATTTTCTTTGAAATTTAAGAATTTATTAATATAAATTATTTTTTATAATTTATATTAATGCCGTATAAATCTGATTATAATAATAGGTCTCCAATGTTTGATGTAAGTAAAAATAGAATATATCACAACATTGATATTAACGGAAATCCTGTTGATGAAATCTATGATAATAAAGGAAAAAATATTTATTTACCACCAGGTGATATTCATTATTTTGGTACTGATACATCTGGTACTAATTATAATAAATATGTTAAAATGCTAAATGGAAACCAATCTAGACCAAAGACCATTAATACAAGAGATATATCAAATAATTTAGGTTTATTTAATCCTAATTTATTACCTCACGAGAGAGTACAACAAATGATGCAAAATAGAAACAATATTAGAAATTCTAGTCAAATTATGAAATCTAATAATTTTATTCCAAGAGAGTATAGTAATCCTTTAGAAACAGGAGTTGTTTCTACAGTTGCTACTGATAATTCAATAGCTTTTCTTAAAACCAATGGGAGTGTAACATCTTATGGTGGTATAGATTCGGGTGGTGGTATTGTAAGAAGTGTAGATAATGTTTCAATTAGAAGTTTTAATAAAGTTATTATATTTAGAGGACAAAATTTAACCGGAGAATATCAGATTTTAGAAACAGGACAAAGTTACAATGCAGGTCAAGGTCAAATATTAATTGGAAATGACCAAACTCGTTCAATCTATGTTCCAGATGGTTTACAAGTAACTTTATATCCAAATTTTTCTTTTTCAGGTACACCTGTTACAATTACTACAACTAAAATGGAACTACAAACGGTTGGTATGGATTATGATGTATCTAGTATAACAGTAACTTTAAATTCAAATAATAATTTATTTATATCAGAAAATCCAAATTATTATATATCATTTGTAAGTAAATATAACACAGATGGTATATGTCAATGGATAGCGAAACAAGAATCAGAACAATCGGTTGGTTATGCTAACAGATGTGATACATCTAATAATATTTTTGCAGGAGGAAGAAATTTTATTGGATCATATTCCATTGATATAAATTTATATAATAGTACCGATACGATATTTGCTTCTATAGATTCATCAAATTTTTCAACTGGAACATACCCTGGTTTTACAACAAAATATAATACTAATGGTTTAGTTCAATGGTATAATTATTATTTTAGTCTTGGTTATGTTACTGATACATTAGACATTATAACAGATGCTTCTAATAATTGTTATTCTACTGGATATTTTAACGGGACTACAATTGAATATTATGACAGTAGTTACAATCAAACTAGTGTTTTTAATTCTGGAGTTGCTAATAATACCAATGGATTTTTAGTCAAATATGATTCATCGGGTAATTTAAAATGTAGAACTCATTCTAATCGTTTACTTCCATACGGAGTAACAATTGATAAAAATAATAATCTTTATCAAAAAAATTATGGACATAATGGTTATGGTTTAACTTATACTTTATATGATTCAAATGATAATTCATCTACTTACAATCTCGCTAATAATACTTATTCAACAATAATAGTAAAATATGATATTTCATTAAATCCTGTTTGGAATTTATCAATTGATAGTTCTGGTAATGGTTCTTGGGGAGCACTATCAGATGGTTATGGAGAAATTAAATGCGATAATTCTAATAATATTTTGGTAGGAGGTAGATTTAATAGTAATACTATTTTTTTTTATGATATTAGTAATAATAATCAGAGTTTAGATTATGAAGGAGGTGGTGATAATGGATTTATTGTTAAATATAGTCCTAGTGGACAAGTTTTATGGAAAACAAAAATTTTTTCTTCTGTTGGTGGTATTATACCTAGGGGACTAACAACCGATTCTCAAAATAATGTTTATTCTTCGGGTTATGCATATTACTCAACCCAAGAGATAACTTTTAAAAATAGTAATAATAGTATCGGATTAACTTTAGATGTTACTGGTGCAAGTTCGGATAATGGATATGTATGTAAATATAATTCATCGGGTTTTTGTCAATGGGCTTTAAAGATACTATCTCCAACTGGTACTGTTTATCCAATGAATATTTCAATCAAAAACAATTACATTTATGTTATAGGGTACTTTTCTACCGATATTGTATTCTATTCTAGTTCAAATACTTTTGCTAATAGTTTGAATAGTGACCCAATAAATATACCGAATTCTTTCTTGGTAAAATATGATATTAGTGGTAATCATATTTGGTCTACCCATCAAACGGGATATATTCTTAGTTATGGAGTAGATGTTGACAATGACAATAATCCAATTATAAGTGGTTTTAAATTAGCAGGATATGGAGATAGTATTTTCCTTACCGAAGGACAAAGTCCTTCTGGACCTTCTGGACCTTCTGGACCTTCTGGACCTTCTCGTTCAACCGGACCTTCTGGTACAACCGGACCTTCTGGTACAACCGGACCTTCTGGACCCTCTGGACCTTCTGGACCTACCGGTTCAACAGTAATTGAAAAACTATCAAGTGGTGTAAAAAATATTTATGCAACCATTAATTCTTTTATTGCTATTAAAGAAGATGGGAGTGTTGTAGTATGGGGTCTTTATAATGACCCTACTCAACAACAAAACATATTTGATAATATTAAAGATGTTGAATATGTTTATACTAATAGAAATGATTACGTTTTAATTGATAAAAATGATACTGGTATCATTTGGGATATTTCAGGGGGTAAATTTTCTAGGATTGCAAAAGTAGCTGGTATTAATGCTAACGATGATTCTTTTGCTATCTTAAGAAAAGATGGTACTGTCTATAATTGGAATCCATCTTCTGGTTTTGTAAAAGTAAAAAATTTAAATAATATAAAATCAATACAAGCAACATTAAATTATTATTCAGCAATAGATTTAAGTGGTGATGTATATACTTGGCAATTTCAACCAAATTCTAATACAGTTACATACTTAGATTCATTAAGTAATATTACTAATATATATTCAAGTGATTCATTATTTTTAGCAAAAGATATTAGTAATAATGTTCATTTATGGTCAGATAATCAATTAGGAGACGATTTAACAGATATATCTGGTGTAACAAATATTCATACATCTGTTTCAAATATTGATGGTTTTGCTTTATTACAAAAAACAACTGGTAGAGTATTTTATGTTGATATAAGTAATGTTAATGTGGGTGATTATATGGATATTGGTATCAATAATATAAAAGAAATAATCCCTTCTAAAAATGGTTTTTGTGCAATTAGACGTGATGAGAAATTATTTTATTTTGGTAAATTAGATGGAACTAGTTTTACTATTGGAAATAAATTAGGAAAAAAAATTAAAAAAGTTTCTGCTGCTACTAATGAATTTGCTACTATAAATAATATAAATAAATTAAATAGCGAATCAACTGGTTTAAATATAGATGCAGGTGAAGTTGGAAAACAAAGGGCTTATAATTTATTTAGTAATTCTTATGGATTTGCTACATTTGTAAAACCAACTCCAACTCAACCAAGTCAAAATTTTGTACCTACTGATATATTTGGTATTAACTTATGGTTAGATGGTAGTGATACAGCTACTATGTATGATTCAACTAGTGGAGGTAGTAATGTTGTTTATGGAGGTGCAGTTAATAGATGGGAAGATAAAAGTGGTCAAAATAATCACGCAGTTACTTTAAGTAGTCCTCCTCAATTATCAGAATCATATTATATTGGTAAACCATTATTAAATTTTCAATATAATACTATGACTACATCTTTTTCAAGCTATCCGGCAAATTGTTTTGTGGTAGTCCAAATCGAAAACTTAAATGAGCATAATGATATTATCGGAATAGGGCCACCTGATTCAGATAATTTCAATGCTCTTGTTTTTAGTGAATATACAGCTTCAACTTGGCATAATGGTTCTACTGGATTTGCGAGAACACCATCTTGTGTCGCTTCTTCTCCGGAAGATTCTCAAAAATTTTTATTAATGGAATGGTGTATCGAAGATAATAATTATTATATTAAAAGAAATGGTATAACTATTGCTAGTACAAATGAATATACTTATACACCTTCTAATAATAATGTTTTTACAATTGGTACAAGATATACTAGTGCCAGTAATGGTCGATTAAATAGTTATTTAGCAGAAGTAATTTATTATAATAATGTAATTGGTAGTACCGATAGAACAAAAATAGAAGGTTATTTAGCTTGGAAATGGGGTATTTCTAGTGATTTACCAAATGATCATCCATATAAATCAGCACCATTATATAATTCACCTACATTCACTTTCTCCCCTGATAATATTCCTAATTTGCTTTTATGGTTAGATGCAGAATCACCTGATTCTTGTATGAATAATGGTGTTTTTTCTTATTGGTATAATAAAGCTCCGCAAACTTTATATGATTATTATGCACGGGGTAATGGTGTTCTCACTCAAATTACCAACGGTAATAATCAAAATTTATATAATGTACCACTTGGTTCTTACTTTTTAAGTACATTACCTACTTCCATAACAAATGACAAAATTACAGCATTTATGGTTGGTTCTTTAAGTAGTGATTCTACAGTTTATGCAAGATTTTTAGGTATGAGTTCTGCAGAGGGTGTTAATGATTTTAACCAAAATGACTCTGCATTTATGTTTGTTAGAAATAATGGTTTACAAAGTATTATAGTTGGAAGAGCAGGTCAATATTTAGGTTATTCCATTCCAAATTATGATACTTTATTTTTAGCTACTGCTGGGCATAATAATTCAATTGAATCAATAAGTGTAAATGGTGATACTCCAAATTATTTAAATACAAATATAAGTGACAATTTTAATATAAGTGTTTGTGGTATTGGTACCAATCCAAATACTGCAGATTCTACTCGTTTAGTTGGTACGATTGGAGAAATTTTAGTTTATAATGAAGTTTTATCAAGTGACGATATTGCCAAAGTTGAGGGGTATTTAGCTTGGAAGTGGTTTTTAGAAGGAAATTTACCAGTCAATCATCCCTACAAAAATAATCCACCTTTTTCTGTATCCACTAGAAATGTAGGTTTATTAGCTAGAAAAATGGAAGATACTAATAAAATAACACCTGAAATTAAAATTAAATATAGTAATGTTATTGAAAATAAATTAAATGTAGTTGTAGCTATTTCAAATCCTTGTTTATACCAAAGAAGATATCAATTAATAAGAGAATTTATTGATAGAATGAAAAATAATACTATGGTAAATTTATATATTGTTGAACTAGCTTATAAAAATCAACCTTTTGTAATTACATCAAGTAATAATATAAATCATTTACAATTAAGAGTTGATACATTATTGTGGCATAAAGAAAATATGTTGAATTTGGCAATTGAAAAATTATTACCAAATAATTGGAAATCCGTTGCTTGGATTGACGGAGATATAGAATTTGTAGATGAAAATTGGGCTCAAAAAGTATTAAAATCATTAAATGGTACCTATGATTTTATTCAACCTTGGTCTGAATGTAACTTTTTAGATATTAGTGGTAATATATTAGAAAAACAAACCAGTTTCTCTTTCAATTTTGTAAATCATAATAAAGATGACCCTAAAAAACCTCAAGGACATCCTGGTTATGCTTGGGCTTGTAATAGAAAAGCTTATGATAAAATAGGTAAATTATATGAAGTATCTATCTTAGGTTCAGGAGATACCATAATGGCTAAATCTTTTACTAATAATGCAGTTGAAATTAATCCAAAAATTAGTTTAGGATATAAAGAAACAATTAAACAATTTGAAAAGAAAACTAAAGGATTAAAGATGGGTTGTATTGAAGGAACAATTAAACACTTCTATCACGGTACTATTCAAAATAGACAATATTTGAGTAGATGGAATATTTTAACAGATAGTAACTTTGACCCACAACAACATATTACTAGAAATTCAAATGGAATTTTAGTACCAACTTCATCTTGTCCTCAAGATATAATAACTAAAATAGAATCTTATTTTATGGATAGAAAGGAAGATAATTAAAAAAAATATTATTTTATAAAAAATTTTTCTGAAATATTTTTATAAAAAATAAAAAAAAATAATTTTTTGGAAAGTGACCGTCACTAAGTGACCCAAAAAACTTTTCGTAAAGCCATCAAACAAAGTGAACGTTTTTTTGCCGGTCACTAGTGACCTTGTTGATGGATTTCAACAAGTGAAAATAATAAAAATAATAAAATTTATAAGTTTTTACAAGTCTTTTAGAAGCGAAAAGTCCGTGTCAACAATGTCAACATTTTTGTCAACATTTCGTGTCAACACTGTCAACAATGAATAAGACACATAACAAAGTGAAGTATCCAAAGGTCACTTGGTCACTTTTATAAATGAAAGAGGTGTCGAATATTTTCTTGATGGTATGATGCAATTTATATACATTAAAAATTAAACTATTAGTTTTAGATGACATCAGTAATGCAAAACCTTTGTTGTTGTTGTGTCAACTTTGTCAACAGTCGTGTCAACACAAATAATTATAACAGTATACAAAATCAAAAAATAATTGATATAAAAAGTGACCGGTCATTTTTTATAACAAAAATCATTTAAGAAAATAAAATGTATTTTATTATATAGTTAAAATTATGACAAATAATCTAGATGGATTAAGATGTGAAATTTGTAAGAAAGATTATAAAACAAAACGTAGTCTATGGAATCATAACCAAAAATACCACGTCAACACTGTCAACACTAATGTCAACAATGTAAAAATATGTAAGTTTTGCAAGAGAGAATTCACAACAAGACAATCAAAGAGCAGACACGAATTACAATATTGTAAGAGAAAAGACGAATTACTTGTCTTAGCAGATAAAGAAGAAATAACTAGTATAACTAATATGACAAATAGCCACAATACAAATATTCAACAAATTACAACTCAAAATGCTCAAAATATTAATAATGGAACAATTATAAATAATTTTAATAAAGATAATTTATCTTATGTAACTCCACAATTTTTTAAGAAATTATTAAAAGAATGTTTATTTGAAGAAGATCATGTTAATGTTTTACCAAAAGTAATAGAAGAAGTAAAATTTAATAAAAATCATCCAGAAAATCATAATATAAAATTTTTAAGCGATAAAATTAAAAATGGTGAAGTATTAACGGAAGAAGGATGGAAAAAAGTAGAAGATAAAGTCTTAATTGAACAATTAACTAAAAGAGGTTATCAAATATATAAAAATCTGTCAGAAATTCATAAGGAACAAATTACTGGTAGATATATTGATTGTAATGATTCATTTAATGAAAATTATTTAAATGGTGATATTACAAATGAAACTCATATTAAAATGAAAGACATTATAATTGAAGGCAGTAAAAAAATAAAAAAACAATCTCGTAAGGAATTAGAAGAAGAATTAGCAAAGCCAATTACTATTTAATTAAACTAATATATAATCTACAATTTCATCTATCATATCATATAGTTTTGTTTCAAAATTGTCATCAAATAATTTAGGATATTTTTCTTTGATTTCATTTAAATCTTTTTCATTTTCTTTCGGTACAAAAACAAGTTTAACGCCTGCTTTCTTAGCACCAATTAATTTAAAGTTTAATCCACCAATTTTGGTTATTTTACCTGTTAATTCAACTTCTCCAGTCATTGCTATATCATTTCTAATTGGTTTATTTAATATTCTAGAAATAAATGCAGAAGTAAATGCACAACCTGCACTAGGACCATCTTTTGGTGTTGAAGTTGATGGTGCGTGAACGTGAAATCCGTGTTTATAATTTTTTATAATATGTTCATCTAAATTTTTAATAAATTTGTATTTGTTAATATTTCTTTTAATATAATGAATAGCAGCTGTTAGAGAACAATGAACTGATTCTTTCATTACTTCACCTTGTTTACCAGTAAGTTTTATTTCATAACTATCAGAAGAAGATGATATATTGGTAAATATTTGAATTGGTATAATACCACCATCTCCACTATTAGTTGCATACAATCCATTAATTATTCCAACTTCCGGTTTACTATGAATTTTTTGAATTTCAATACTTGGTTTTTCAAGAATTTTATTAATTAAATCCTTATCGATTTTACATATTTTATCTTTTTCAAACATATTTTTCTTGTATATTCTATCTAAATTCAAAGTTAAAAATAATTTTTCTATATATCTCTTTATATCTCTAACACCTGCTTCATTAGTATAATTTTCTATAATATACTCAATTATATCATCAGATAAATTAGTCCATTCTTCTTCTATTAATCCAATAGATTCAATCATTTCTGGAATAATAAATTCACGAGCTATTTTTATTTTTTCATTAGTTGTATAAGGTTTAACATTAATTTCTTTTAATCTATCTAATAAAATAGGGTCTACTAAAGAAGAATCATTATATGAAAACATCATAATAACTTTATCAAGAGGGAAATCAACACCTTGAAAGAATCTATCTTGAAATGATTTATTCATATTTGGATCAGTTAAATGTATTAATATACTTGTAATTTCATTAATATGTCCGTGCTTAGAAGTTGCTTTATCTAATTCATCAAAATAAAGAATACATCTAGATTTACTAGCTTCAACCATTTTTTTAATAATTAAACCAGGTTGAGAACCTGAATATGTGTAACCGTGACCATGTAATAATTCACCATCGTTTTGACCACCAAGAGTGATTTGAACAAAAGGAATACCTAATGATTTACTAACACTTTTAGCAAGTAATGTTTTACCAACACCGGGTGGTCCAACTAAACCAAAACTTGTGCCTTGACTAGAAGGGTTTGATATCCATTTTCCTATAATTTGTAAAAGAGTTTTTTTTGCTTCTTCGTGACCATATGTTGATTTTTTAAGTTTATTTTCAACAGAAGATAAATAATCGATTGCTTTTTTACTATCATTTTTTAGACTTAAGAAAAATACATCATCACTATTTGAAGTCCAAGGAAAATTTAATATATGTTTTACAAATGTCAATTGTTTATAATATTCATTGTTATATAGTTTCATTTCTTGTATTTTTTCTAATGTTAATGATTTAACATTATCAGGAATATTTTTATTTGCTAATAATTGTTTTTTATAATCAACATCTTCTAAAGTTAAAGATTTTAATCTATCAATTTCTTGTTTAATAGTGTTATTTGATTTTTTAATTTTAGTTTGTAATCCAAATCCTAATCTTTTATTTAATAAATTAAAAATAGTTAATGTATTGCTCTTTTTTTCTTTGGTAATATTTAAAAGTAAGCCAGCAATATCAACATTATCTTCATTTCCCAATAATAATACAAAAATAATGTCAAACATATTTTTCAAGTTAGAACTTTCTGAAATAAAGTCTTTCATTATAGTTAAAAATGTTGATGATGTTGTGTCTAAAAATTTATGATAATATTTTTCAGCGTGTTTAATATATTCATTTGAACTTAAAACATATAAATTACCTAAATAATCATATCTGATAAATTTTTTAAAAAACTTTTTATCAATTGATGATTTTTCTAATTCTTTATCAATATTATTTTTTATTTGATATAAAGTTGGATAATTTATTTGTGCAGTTTTGAAAACAATACCAATTTCATCATTTATGAAGATTCCATTTATTTTAATATATTTATTATAATATTTTATCCATAATTCTCTTACTTGTTGAATTGGATCATTTTCTTCAAAATTTGTTGGATATCTCCAATAATATAATTCATCTTTTTCAACATTAAAAATATCAAATGAAGTAGGAATAAAAATATTATTTAATTCAGATATATATTTGATAATACTTTTATCAAGTAATGATTTATAATTTTTTCCAACAAAGAAAGATAAAAGACATTCCAAGTTTTTGTATCCACAAGCACTAACAATATTGGTTAAATCTATTCTTATTTTACTTAATGGAAGACTTTCTAATTCAATAAATTTTGAAAAGTTCATCATCTCCATAATTTGATGTTCATCTGTTAAATTCAAAACATTTTTAAATTCATTAATCCATTTATCTAATTTAGTATTAAGTTCAAGGTCTTCAACAATAAAACTATTATAATTTGTGTTGATATTTCTATTAAGTTCATTTAGTTTATTTAAAATTGTTTGTTTTACTGAATAATCCATTAAAAAATATTCGTACAAAAAATCAATATGATTCGTTAAATTAAATATTACTTGAGATAGTTCTCTGTAATAATTTTGCAAGAGATTTAATTTGATTTTTTTGACTATTTCCGTCATTAAAAAAGCATATAATTTAAAATGAATTATTGGTAAAAATCTTCGTTTGGATATTTTAATTAAATTAAAATCAAAATATTAAAGGTAAGACAAAATGTATTTAAGGAAATATTAAACGCACATAAAAAAATTGTAGGTGTGTTTGATTTAAAAAAATATTATATAATAATTGTATATAATGCCCGCTAATAACTCAAAGAACTCCAAGGCCCCCGTAAAGGCCGAACCCGTTGCCCCTGCCCCCGTTCCTCAAAAGGGAGGCAAGGCTGTAAAAGACTCCGCTCC